CCTTCTCCACCAGCAGCAATTGCTTGCAAACTTTCAGGATTGATCGCACCAGCGAAGTTAGCAGTGCGGGCTGCTTCAAATACTTTCTTAGGATCAACAGAACCAAACAGCGATTGATTTGCTGAAGTGTCACTGTTGGCATCAGTTTCCCATAACTTTGTAAACTGGTCAAGCGGGGCTGTAGCGGCACCGTCAGTAGGTTGTCCTGAAGTTGCAGGAGCAGTACTTTGTTGCGGCTGTGCAGGAGCTGCAGGTTGTTGGGTTGCATCAGGTGCGGGAGCTGCTGCAGGTGCGGGAGTGGTACGGAAGATATCGAGAATGCTCATTTTAAATTACTCCGGGGTAGATTGCTGCGATTGTACAAGTTGTTGAATATAATCATCCTGCGCTTGCAAGAGATTAGAGAGTGTACGAATAGTTCCTTGCAACTCTGCTTCACGTTGGATGAATAAGTGCGAGTTAGTTGGATCAAAGGTCAGGCGTACCTTTTCTTCTGCTGCATCAGCGATAATGTTTTGAATATACATACGCTGTTCAGTTGTAAATTGAATGCCTGCTAATTCCTCCTCATCAGTTAAGATGTATTTAGTGAAAAGTGTTTGTGATTCTTGTGCCATTACTGTGCTCCCGTTACAGCTGCACCTTCTTGCTGAGGTGATACTTGGTTAGTTGGTTTATATCCGTATTGTTCAGGTGTAGGCTGCGGAGGAAGTTGCTCTTTAGCTGCTCCAGCTTTAAGTGCTTCAATGACAGTTTGTTGCCAAGCACCAACAGCTTGTTCATAAGCTTTCTGTTCTGCACTCTTCTCAAAAGGTTTCAAGTCAACTCCTTGCGTTTTCATCAAGTAAGAGAAAGCTGAGCCTACGTTGTAGTCAGAGCCGAGTTGCGGTGAAGTACTGATTGCTTGCAATGCTTGCCTGAAAGTATCACCATTGATGAGCTTATCAGTAGGCAGCAAGCCATCACTCATCTTAAAGGCAAGGACCGCACGACGCAACTTGATAGGATCAACCTCAACAACTCTACCTTCTTCCCTATTGTAGATGGAAGTACCACCTTGATACTGCAGGATGTTAAGCTTAAGAATTTCCTTGAGCGGAGTAAAGAGTTGAGACTCATAAAGCATAGCAGTGATCTGGTCACGGCCATTAGCATTACCCATCACAGTATCAAACTCTTGGCGAGTCTTGTTACCTTTAACAAACTGACCTTGCCTAACTTGGTTCTGCCCAGATACAAGGTTAGCCATCTGAATAATGCTTTGTGATTCCTGCATCAAGATACCAGACTGGTCATCTTTGAACGGAATAGGGAAGTAAGCACTGTTAACAGGTTGACCATAAGCACTAGGGCGTACAGGAATCTTAGCGTTAGGAGCTTCAGAGTTGATGTGTTTTGAATCTATTTTAGATGGATCATAGATACCACGATCACTGATAGCTCGGCGCCTTGCAGCAATCACACTGTTCCACATAGCAGAAGCAATAGCTTGGAACGGTTTAACGTTCTCAGCAAGTGACTTCGTTTGGTGTCCAAGTCCATCTGCGTTAGGCTGAGAAAATAAGATCGGAATCAAGCCGTGTGCATTAGTCTGACGTTCAGCATACACAACAACACTGTGGTTAACAATGATGAACTTCCATACTTGCGGAGTGCTAGCAGAAGGTACACGAATCTTGAAGTCAGAAGGAATAATGCGAGCGTACATTGTGGATACTTCATACATATCCTTGTATTCAATCTTAACATCTGACTTGGCAGCATTCACCCAAGCCATCCAATCCATAGTACCACCACCTTGAGTTTTATCATTGGCGAAGGCATTAGGGTTAAGTTGGGGAGTGTAGTAAGTGTTACCACTACCACCAACACCTGACTCAAAAGCTTCTTTCACATTGGTATTGTGTGGAAGCGAGTTCAGGAAAGTCTTAAGTGCTACACGAGACATAAGCTCAGTGTAACCTGCAAATTCACCTTTCTCAGGAACTTCCAGAGGATCAACACGAGTGTCCCAGAAGGTGTTATAGAGATCAAGGTTCTTTACTTTGTTACCTTCCCAGATAACATTCTTTGCTTTGACTCCATTAGCTGCTGCGAGATCAGTCTCGAATTCAGCAGTTACTTTTCGGTTCCAGTCTACTTCAAGGGCTGCAAGGTTGTACTTAGCACCATTGCGGAAATGCATCATAAGTTCAGCAACCCAACCACCACGAACTTGTTGCTCTTCAATGACGGAGTTCATTTGAGTAGCTTCATCTTGGAACTCAGGAGAAGCGACTACACCAAAGAGAGGATGGCCAGTCAGAAAGACTGAGGATTGGTATACAACTGCACCTTCCACTTGGGGAAGTACAACAGGAACAGTGATGTTCTGGAACTTAGTGGGATCACCATAAGCATTGGAGAGAACTGCTCGCTGTTGCTGAGTGGTGTTATCCATCTCACGCATGTAAGCTTTGTCAGCAGATTCGAATTGATAGCGGAGATTCCACAGCTTATCAGAGAGCTGGATTGCTTGAGAGTGGAATTCTACAATACCATTCTGCGCATCTTGACTCAGCAGTAGAGGTGTGTTAGAGATAGTTGCCATAGTTATTTCCTTTTGTTAGAAGAGGTGTTAGCGCTTTCGCTGATTAGTTTCAGGATAGCTTCAGCTGAGAGTTGTCCAGTTTGTTTCCTGTTAGCTGCTACAGCTTCTGGCATAGTCCAGTACCTTCTAGGTTGTCCAGCTCGAACCCACTCATTATGCTCATTGTTAAGCTGCCTACCTGAAGGTGCTCTGTAGTCAGGGTGATTAGGATTCATCTTACCTCTGCTATCAAGCCACTGAGGAGGAGTAGTGTTATTGGTTACTGCTTGTAACATTCTTGCTACTTCCTCAGGATCATCAGTATTGAACTGAGTATTCATTCCTTCCTTGATGCCTTGTTCACCTTGAGCTTTCTTATCACCACCTAAACCAAGGGCCGAAAATAGGTTTGCTAGTAAGTTAAGTTGATTCATTGCTGTTTCCCACCCTTAGTAATCAGCTCTCGGACATAACCACCAAGACCTTCAATAGAGCCTTTAGTACCTTCTAAGATAGCTTTAGCTGAAGGGTCAGACCTACCACTTTGCATTCCAAGTGCCTTCAGTACGTTATAAGCTACTGACATGGCAGGAGTTACTAGGATTGCTTCAGGGTTCTCTTTTGTGTACTCTCGTGCCCAAGCTCGATGTTCATAAGGAGCAATGCGATCTTGTTCTCTCTTATCAGAAGTACTGTTTCGCATTGTACCAAGTTCCTCCCAAGACTTATTAATGAGTTCATCATCACCGTTTAGAAAGCCAAGTAATGCCTTGAGTGTGGAATCTCCCTTAGGTTGCTTCTGCTGTTGCTTGGTTTCCTTAACCTTAGGTTGCTCAGTAGCCTGTTGCGAGTACGCTGCAATTACTTGAGCTGCCTTCCTGATCTCAGCATCTGCTAGTTTAGCTCGCTCAATGTCTCGCTTAGTTTCACTATCAGAAGGTTTCCACCTAAAGTCAGCTGAAGCCAAGGGCCGTTGTACCTTATTAGATGCTGACTCAGGAAGCTTAGAAGAAGCTGCTAGGATTTGTTTAAGTAACTCTTCAGAGGTTACTGTTGCCATTGAGGTATCTCCAAGTGGAATGGATGAAATTAAAAGGGTGAATGCAATAGTTCATCAGTCATCTCAGTATTACTCCAGTCCTCAGCTTCAATCACGTTCATACTCATCACGTATTGACCATACATCTCAATTACCTTAGGTGCATAAGTAAGCAGGTCTAGGATACCATCAGTGTTATCACGTTTAAGTGGGTTGAACTGAGATATCTGAAGATGAGCAGCTGGCTTGCATTCAGAGTGTACGTAGATTTCTCCACTCATGTAGGACTTAAACATACTAAGGATACGACTGTTCTTGCTATATGAACCTGAGTACACTTCAACAGCTTCAATACCTTGGATACCTAGTTGCTGACATACATGCTCAAACCAGAACTTAAGTGTGTATTGATACGCGTTGGATTCAATAGCAACGACGTGGCAATTGTAAGTTAGACAGTACTGAAGTGCGATTCTGATTGTGTCACTAGGAGATAAGCGATCTTCAGTAAGTTTCCTCAGTACCGGCTTTGTATCATGTACTTCAAAGTATCCAATTGAAACAGCATCTGATCCTACCTTATCTGTTGCAGGGTCAATGATGATGAAGTTACCTCCTGCTATGTCATCATCTTGGAATGGATAAGTAGGTAGCAGGGATAGATCAATTAAGTTATTCGCTGTTGCAGTGTCATCATTAAGGACTTCTGCATAGAAGATTTCAGGGTGTCCCATTGCAAGGTCATTAGAGAATTCAGCCTGAAGCTGTTTCAATGGCTGCAATTCTTCCCACAGTGACTCACCTGTCGCAAGAATACCGCCAGTGATAAATTTGATCCAAGTAGGGTTCGTCTTGAGTTGCTTAAGAATTGAGTACTTAGTAGGATACATGTTACCGACAAAGATGAATAGGCAACCAGCAGGACTCTTTGCTTTCATAGCAGTACCTACCATCCAACGCAAGAGTGCATCTGATTGGGTTACAGAGTCAGCACATTCTCTAGTTTGGATATCTTCAAAGATCATTACATCAGGACGCTCGTTCTTAAGGTTAAGTCCTCGAAGTGAAGTTCCTGCACCAAGACCAGCTAGAATGATGTTACGACCACGGAAGCCGAATTTCTTAATACTTTGTGTATCCTTCTCTACACCTAGTTTCCAGTCACCAAATACCTTTTTAATGTTAGGTTCCTCTAGCATGTCAACTACGTCAGCTAGGATGTTCTCAGCTAGAGTTGCAGTGGAGGAGATTACAAGGATGAACTTTTTCTTGGTGAATAGGATGCAGTATAGGATGTAGATTTTAATCAGTGTTGTCTTACCAAAGCCCCGAGGCAGGCCAAGTGCTAGCTGTGAGAAGTCACGAGTTCTATGTGTGAATTCTAGTAACCACTTCCATACAGACTGGAATACTATAGGGTACAGGAATACAAAGACAGCAGGCATGGCTAGAGAAGCTAGGAAGTCGAGTGAGTTCTTAGCTACTTCTTGAATCTCCATTGAGGAGGCTGTTACTTCACTTACTGGTTCAGTTGTTTCCATCTCAACTTTCTATGGTTTTAGTTACAATGGTGGTACGAACTACTTGATGAGCAGTAGCAAGCTTAAGTGAGTTCTGTACACGTAGGAGTACTTCAAGGGCAGCAGCCTTGTTGTGGTTAAGTAGTGATTGATTAGAGGAAGGAAGTGATTTCTCAGATATCAGTTGGATCTCTTTTAGTTCTTGCGAGCTTAGGTGCTGGTGTAGGGCTGACATTGGTTAGTTCCTTCTGGGTAGGTGTAGCTGTAAGTGTAGCTGTGTTCTTATGAATATTAAGGAGAGTACCAGATTGCATAGTTGTTAGGTCTTTATCACCTATCTTTACAACTTGGTTATGGATGTTAGTTTCCACAGCAGTGTTAGCGAAGTTATTTAGAATGATTGCAGGTAGAGAGATAGATACAACAGTTTGCTTGTCATGGATAGATTCAGGTGCACTTGCTCCGCGCCGCTTTTGAGCATTAATTACTTGGAGTCCCTTAAGTATCTCCATGGGTTTCATCATGAGAGGAATAGCTTCTTTAAATTTGGTTGTGAGAGTGTTTTCAATCTCATCATACTCGGAATCTTGTTTGTTATGTTTCTCAAGTGCATGGAAGCGTCTTTCAGCAACGGCTGCCGCAAAGTCATCCATTGAGAGTAGTTGGCTGATTGCGCCAGCGCTGACTCCACAAGCTGCAGCAGTTGCATCTACTGAGATACCTTGTCCAAGTAAAACAAGTGCGCGTTCACGAGTTGCAGTAGATGATCCATGAGTAGTGGTGTTGAGTTCTTGAGTAGACATGAGTGGGGGTGTCCTTGAGTTGAGATGTGCAGTGTTACTGTGTTGAGGTGAGAAGTACTGAATTATAGTGTATTATAGGTTGTAATGTTAAGTTACTGAAAGTGGTGTTTTGAAAAAATTTAGGAAAATTAGCTGGTTGTTATAGGAAGCTGCGCACGAGGGAATCAAAAAAGGTTCCCGGGGGTGGGTGCAATTGAGAATGGGAGTGATTCGCATTCGCATTAGGACTGGCTAGATTGAGTGAGAGTGAGAGTGATTCGCACTAGTGTTGGGTACAGGCTGGCGGGAATTACTGTGTATGCATACATGGTACGAATATACTATGGCGATGATGAAGAAAATAGTTGACTTGTTTTGAGGTTGTGCTATTATTACTACATCAAGTAAGGGATGCTGCACTCACTTGATACCTCTTTATTAACTACTGGAGTCTATATCATGAGCATTATCTCTACTTCCCACACTGTCACCTCATACCAAAGCGGTAAGACCAAGCCGCTTGATGGGCAAAGGTTGGCTAAGGTCACATATAAGACGGATAAGGTTACAGGGGTTAAGCCTGATAGTAAGGCTGTAAGCATTCCGGTTATTGGTTGGGATGACATTACCCCATACATCAATGCATTGAAAGGGGAGTTTGTGGATGTAGTACACAAGGCGCAAGATGCATTAGTGCGCAGGAAGGTGGAAGCGGGCGCAGCAAGTATCCATGAGGATGATATCAGCATGAGCGCTGTTGTATCGTATCTGGTTGAAGAGTCCGGGCGTATGACTGGTGAAGTCATTCGGGAATGGTACAAGGAATCATTGAGTGATAGCCTCATGATTGCCTTTGCATCCAAGCTTGGCATTCCTGAAGATAGCGCA